CCTATCCAGATTAAGGACGGTATGGTAGTGAGGCTTAGAAAAAATGGAACTGTCAAAACCGTACTAGGAAAGCATGGAGAGTATGGCAAACAAACCGGATTCAAGGCTTAAGAGAGCCGGAGTATCAGGCTTTAACAAGCCCAAGAGAACACCTAATCATCCAACTAAATCACACGTTGTTGTGGCTAAAGTTGGTAGCCAAGTAAAGACTATTCGCTTTGGCGAGCAAGGTGCAAAGACTGCAGGTGCTCCTAAGGCTGGAGAGTCTGAACGCATGAGAATGAAGCGTAAATCATTTAAGGCTAGACATTCAAAAAATATTGCTAAAGGCAAAATGTCTGCTGCATACTGGGCGGATAAAGTTAAATGGTAAATAAAAAGGCTAAGACTAAACCTAAAGCAAAGTCTAAAGTTAATGAGGCTGGTAACTACACCAAGCCTGGTATGCGTAAAGCCTTGTTTGAAAAGATTAAGGCTGGTTCTAAAGGTGGAGACCCAGGGGAATGGTCAGCCCGTAAGGCGCAACTATTAGCAGTTGAGTATAAAAAGCGTGGCGGAGGATATAAATAATGGCATTGGCTAAGTCTCAGAAGTCACTTAAAAACTGGACTAAACAGAAGTGGACTACTTCTGATGGTAAGCCATCCAAAGGTAAGAAAAGATATCTGCCTGAAGCAGCCTGGAGTAAATTAAGTGCAGCAGAAAAGGCTGCTACTAATAAGGCTAAGGCTGAAGGTAATAAAAAAGGTAAGCAGTTTGTTAAACAACCAAAATCCATAGCAAAGAAAACGGCAAGGTATAGATAATGGCGACTGGCACAGCAGGTAGTTCTTTTACTAGCGAGTTAAATCGGCTGGCTAATGGTGGGACATATCCAGCAATTACAGCATATTTAGCACCTACTCAGGCTGCTAATGTTTACGCAGGAACTACTGGCCTTGCCTTGATTGCTGCTCTGAATAAGAAGGCAGATGCTAATCGCCAGCCTAGTGCATATAAGGCTATGGGTGGTATCTGTAATGAACTAGCCGGAACTAGCGGCCTATCACCAACTGATGCCTTAAGGAGCATAAATCTATGAGTTATACTTTTTCTGAAATGATAGATGAAGTCCTGATTAACCTATCAGGATATACCTATCAGCAGGACCGCTCCACATATTTGACAACCGCTGTGACTACGCTCACATCTCCAAGTTCTTCTCCTCTCGTCCTTAGTCTTGGCTCAACTGATAACGTCGGCAAGGGTATCATCGAGATTGATGAAGAGTTAATGTGGGTTGATTCATTTGACCGTATTGCTAATACAGCAACGATTGCGCCATATGGTAGAGGATATCTAGGCACCACAGCCTCTACGCATGCTATAGATGTTAAGGTTACTATCTCGCCTATCTTCCCACGCTACGTTGTGAAGAAAGCCATAAATGATACAATTCGGGCAATTGGTACGCAGTTGCTAGCAGTTAAGCAAACCTCATTTACTTACAACCCACCAGTTACTACATATGAATTCCAAGACTTGGAGATTGAGAATATCTTGACAATGATGTGGCAAGATGTTGGACCAAGCCAAGAATGGATTCGTGTTCGTCGCTGGGACTTTGACCCACTAGCCGATGACGCTGTGTGGGGAAACGGAAGTCAGACTGTAACTATCGGGGATTACATTACAGCAGGACGCACCGTAAAGGTGATGTACATCACACGTCCATCTGAGTTCACTACTGGAAGCGAAGACTTTACCACGGTAACTGGATTATCTATGTCGGTTAAAGACGTTGTAATCTTGGGTGCAGTATATCGACTATTGACTTATTTAGACCCAGCACGCGCCTCTCAGATTGCTCCACAGGCAGACGAAATCGATGCAAAGCGTACCTTTAATTCAGTTACAAATATTGTACGACAGATTTATGCTCTTTATACTCAACGCCTCAACGAAGAGATTCAAGCGCAGCAAACCCAATATCCACCACGAGTTCACTACACCCGATAGGAACATAGATGACAACACGGCAATACTCGTCCCGAAGTCAGCAGTCTACGCTAACTGCTGCTATTACATCTGGCGCTACCTCTATGGTAGTTGTATCAGGCACAGGTTTACTTGGTGGTGTAACAATCCCAGCAAGCAGAACCTTTACTTTAGTTATAGATGTTGATACGGCATTAGAAGAAATTGTAGATGCTACGGCGGTATCTACTAATACATTTACAATTACCCGTGCTATTGATGGCTCTACGGCGCAAGACCATTCAGCAGGTGCAGTAGTAAGACATATGGCTATCGGTAGAGATTACCGTGATGCCAACCTGCACGCTGAGGCTACTGGCTCCTACAATGATGGTGGCGGTAATGCCCACGATATGCACGGCATTGCATCAGGTGAAGGTGTAGTAGTCGGTACTCTTAAGACACAGACACTTACCAACAAGACTCTTACTAGCCCGACAATTTCTAATCCAACAATTACAGGAACCCCTGGTGTTGGAACTAGCATAGTATTTGAAGGTACAACTGCTGATGATTATGAGACAACTTTAACCGTTACTGACCCTACTCAAGATAATGAAATTACTCTACCGAACACAACTGGTACAGTAGTAATTGCTACAGCAACTCAGACTCTAACTAACAAGACTTTAACTAGCCCTACCATCTCTGGTAGCCCAATCATTACTGGTCTATCCAGCGCTGGTATGATTTCTACCTCGGCTACCCCTAAAGATTATGTAGATAGCATTCTTGGCTCTGCAACGGCTGCAGCCACTTCAGCAGCATCGGCTGCTACATCGGCTAGCAGTGCCGCTACAAGTGCCTCTAGTGCCTCTACAAGCGCTTCTAGCGCCCTTACTAGCGCTAACAGTGCATCTACCTCAGCCACAGCAGCAGCAACATCTGCTACATCTGCAGAGACTTCTGCTACAGCAGCGGCTACTTCGGCTACAAGCGCAGCAGCATCTGCAACTGCAGCCACTACTTCTGCTACATCCGCAGAGACTTCAGCCACGGCTGCTGCAACATCAGCATCAAGTGCTAGCACATCAGCATCATCTGCTTTGACTAGCGCCAATAGCGCATCTACTTCTGCCTCTAGTGCAAGTACATCTGCCTCATCTGCTCTAACCAGCGCTAACTCAGCAGCCACATCTGCTTCAAGTGCTGCTGCTTCTTATGACCAGTTTGATGATAGATACCTAGGTAGCAAGACTTCTGACCCTACGCTAGATAATGATGGTAATGCTTTGATTACTGGAGCCTTGTACTTCAACTCAGTAGTCAATGCTATGAAGGTCTATAATGGTTCCTCTTGGGACTTAGTAGCCCCTGATACATCTAACTTTATTGATAAGTCAATCCTTACTGGTAAGGGTTCTTTAATATCAGCAAGCACGGCATCTACTCCAGTAGCCATTACAGCCCCATCAACTAATGGATGGATTCTTTCGGCTGACTCGGCTACAACTAGCGGACTTGCCTGGGTCGCGCCTAATCCTGGAGACATTACGGGTGTAACCGCAGGAACTGGCTTGACTGGTGGTGGCACATCTGGCGATGTGACTATTAGCCTTGATACAAGTTCAGTAGTTCTGTCAGTAACCTCAGGCAATACTGGAAGAATTACAGTTGGCGGTACTGGCAATCAACCTACCGTTGACCTATCTACAAGTGGCGTAACTGCTGCAACCTATACTCTTTCTACCATAACAGTTGACGCGTATGGTAGAATCACCTCGGCATCCACAGGAACAGCACAAGGTGAAACTTTCAATCCACTACTACTGATGGGAGCCTAACTTGGCTGCAACATATAAGGTGCTGGGTCAGGTGAATCCCAGCGCTACAACAGCAACGACTGCATATACTGTGCCGTCTGCTACAGAAACCGTAATATCAACTATAACGGTGGCTAATATTGGTCCAGCGCCTGCTACATATAGATTAGCGGTCAGACCAAACGGAGAGGCTTTAGCCAATAAACACTATGTAGTTTATGACTCAAGCGTGGCTCCACAAAGCACAGACACTTTAACTTTAGGAATAACCCTAGATGCAACAGATGTTGTAACTGTATATTCTAGTTCAGCAACAATAGCATTTAATCTATTTGGAAGCGAGATTGCATAATGGCAACAGGAAATATCAAAGGCGGAAAGCGTAACTACGCTAGACCAACCCCTCCTAGTACAACATCTGCAACCACATCAGCAGATACCACAAGTTTAACAGTTATGTATACTGAAAGTACGCTTGGTCCTTCAGCAACTTCTTATGTTCTTACTGGAACTTCAACAGCAGGTGCAACTGTTACAGCAACATTAACAACATCTCCTACTACTGTAGCAGGTTTTACTAGTGGTGCTACTTATAGCATTGGAATTGCTGGACAAAATTACAATGGACTTGGACACTCTCCCGCTAATATAACAGGATTAGCAATACCTACTGTTTATTCTTTACAAAGTACATATAATACTAACGGAACCTATACTGTTGCTACTGGTATTACTAAAATCGCTGCCTATGTGATTGGTGCAGGTGGAGGAGGCGGTGGCGGTGGTGGAACTTCAAGTCAAGGTGATATTGCTGCAGGTGGCGGTGGTGGTGGTGGAAGTAGCGCTATTGTTGGATTTATAGATTACACCGTAACCTCAGGTCAAACCGTAACTATTACTGTTGGCGCCGCAGGTAATGCTGGTAATGGTGGTTCTAGGACTAATTCTACTGGTGATAATGGCGGAGCCGGTGGGGCTGGTGGATTATCTAAAATTACCTATGGCGGTACCGATATTGCTACGGCTAATGGCGGTGATGGTGGAACTGGCGGCAACGGAGCAAGCAATAATAATGGTAATGGCGGTGCTGGAGGCTCTGCAGGAACTGCATCAAGCAATGTCGCTGGTGCTATAACAATTAATGGTGTTGCCGGGGGCGGTGGTGGTAGCACAACAGGAACAGGTACTAATCTTATTGGTAGTAGTGGCACTGCTGGAGCCGCACAGTCTTCTAATTCAAACATTACTGGTCATAATAACATTACTGCGATACTTCCATCTAACACCGCTTATGGTTCTGCCGGAGGCGGTGGGGCAGGTGGTGTTTCCGGGGGCGGTGGTGGCGGAGGTGCTGGCGGAGGTGGAACTGGTGGAAATGGCGCTTCTGGTAATAATAATCAAGAGGCTAATGTTGGTTCTGCCGCTACTGGTGTTGGTTCTTCTGGCGGGGGCGGAGGCGGTGGAGGTAGAAGCAATATGCTTTCAGTTGCTGCAAGAACTGGCAAAGCCGGAGGTGCTGGATTTGCTGGTCAAGTAATACTTTATGTAGCCTAATAAAGAATAGGGGACAAAATGAAAGAGATAACATTTACTAATGTGCTTGGGTTGGATTTTTTCCCACCCAAGCCAGCAGTAAAAGAAGTGCCTGACTGGTATAGAAATACACCAGAATATACTGGAAAACAAGGCAAAAAAGTTATTGATAATAATACACCTCATACAATTAAAAAATGTATTCCAGTATTTGATGTTATGACTGCTGGGTATATTCTTTATACTCAGGTAGATGTTCAAGTAACCCAACAAGATGGATTGCCTTACTATACTTGGGCAGACCAGGGTGCTATAGCATTTCACCCGATAGAGCAGGCTCCCTTGCATCCAGGGGTCAACGGAGCACCGTTTCCTAAATGGAATAATCCTTACGCAATAACAACCCCACCTGGATACTCAACTTTATTTGTATCACCTATGCACAATCCTAACGGTATCTTTACGGTACTACCTGGACTTGTAGATACTGATACATATAAAGCACCAGTTAACTTTCCTTTCACACTAGATGATGTTAAGTGGGAAGGACTAATACCAGCCGGAACCCCTATGGTTCAGGTAATCCCAATAAAGCGGGATGTATGGGAGCACAAAATAGGAGATGACTCTAATCGCAGGGAGCAGAGTCTAGTAACTTCTAAACTTAAGACCCTGTTCTTTAACTCATATAAGAGACAATTCTGGCACCGAAAGGAATATAGATAGTGGCAGATTCATCAATTACGCTGTACCGAGGCGCAGCAGCAACCTCTAATACAACGCTATACACATCCCCATCCAGTATTGCGGTAGCCGTCAGTAACATTGCTATCACCAATACAACTACTGCTGCTGTTACTGCTACTGTCAACTTGGCTACTGTAGCCTTAGTGTCCAGTATCTCTGTTGCTGCTAACACAACCCAGTTTATAGACTTAGACCAAGTGCTATACAACGGTGAAACTATTACTGGTTCAGCATCTACTACTGCCGTAAACTTTCACATAGCAGGAAGTGAGATTTACTAGTGGGTATTTCACAGACACCTCAAGCCCTGGTACCTGCAGCGTTTACTTCTGGTGGTATGACTGAATTAGCATCAGGTTCTTTAAGCGGTGCTAGCGTAAGTTTGACCTCAATCAGCACTGAATATAAGGATTTGAAATTAGTCATTAGAAATTATATTTGTGCAACAGATGCAAAAGAATTTTCACTCAGAGTTAATAATATTTCCACTTCATCTTATCAGGGAATGTTAAATCCAGGTGACCATACAAATGCTGGCTTTAGTTCAACAGAAGTTTATACAGTTCAAAATGATAACGCCGTTGGTCAAGGCTGCATAATTTGGAATTTTCCCGACTATGCAAATACTACAACTTGGAAATTGATTGATTGGATATCTATTGGGAACAATGCAACAACAACAACAAACGCAAACCTCCAAATGCGATTTAGTGCCGTTAATACTACAAATGCAATAACAAGAATTGATTTCTTTCCTTACAGCGGAAATTTTACAAGTGGAACATATATTCTTTATGGAGTTAAATAATGACAAAACCAATGATTCGTATTCACGATTTAGCAACCAATGAAGTTATTGACCGTGAAATGACTGAAGAAGAATTTGCCCAATATGAGGCAGACCAAGCAGCCAGAATTGCAGCAGAGGCAGCCGAAGCAGAAGCACTGGCAGCCGAAGAAGCAGCCAAGCAACAGGCATTTAATGATGCAGTAGCACAGGCAGTAGCAGCGATTCTTGCTGCACAACAGACACCACAAGAATAACTAATTAGGGGACGATATGATAGGAAAGAATGACACTGTAGCCCTCGGCTGGTGCGACAACGGACTAACCGATGGCAAGTTTACAGAAGGCTTGACCACAGCAATCATTGCTGGACCAGCCAACGGTATGATGATTAACACCAGCATCCGAGTTCAGGGTAATCAGATTGGCAGACAACGCCAAGTACTCTTTGACCATTGGGCAGATAAACTTAAGACGGACTGGCTACTCTGGGTTGACTCAGACATTGTACTAAACCTAGATGCTATGAAGTTGCTTTGGCAGACGGCAGATAAGATTAACCGCCCAGTAGTAAGTGGTGTTTACTTTATCTCTAAGGAGAATGAGGGCACACTGATGCGCCCATTTCCTGTCTTGTTTGACAATGTAAGTGAGTTTGAAATCAAGTATCACCACCCACTACCAGAGAATCAAGTCATTAAAGTTGACTGTGCTGGCTTTGGTTTTGTCTTAATGCACAAGTCTATCGTGCCAAAGATGCGTGAGGCTAACCCTGGTAAGGGTATGTTTATGGAAACTGGTGATGGTGTTGATGACCATTTCATTGGTGAGGACATCATCTTCTTTCGTCGTATGGCTAAGGCAGGCGTACCGCTACACGCACACACTGGTGCCATAGTTAAGCATATGAAGCGATTCAGTCTTGACTATGACTACTACGCATTGTACTGGGCTAACGAACATTTAAAACAGAAACTTCAAGAACAACAAGGCTAGGAGATTAAGTGGCTGGTCGTGATATTACCGAAGGTCGTGCGACGCGAGCCGTTGCTGTTGATATTGGTTTAGTAACCGGCACATCTGTCTGGCAGAACACTGATGTTGCCTATGATACAGCCATTGGTGGCATGCCGTTTATCTATGCTATTTCAGATAACCGACCATATATTCGCCAGACTGCGCCATACCGTAAAGAACAATTTGATAATCAAACTGAGCCAGGTGAACAGTCACTAACTGGTTGGTGGATTAGAAGTCAGTCATCTTTCCATGATGGTACAGGCATAGAGTTCTATGACCCTGCTATTATTCCAGGCGAAGGTACATTTAGATTCAAAGATAGCCGCGCTGTTGATGTGTGGGAACAGGGACAGGTTACCCTACTTAATAATACTGCCAGCACTCACTATACGACAGGCCCTATAGCCTCAAATGGCAGGGCAATGCAACACGCTAGAAGCATTAAATGGTCTGGCACTAACGGTGTTTTATTCCTTGATGAGTATGATGTTGATAAGATTGCTGTAGATGGAACCGTCACTCACTTTATTGACTACAACGCCGGTACCGATGATAAAGTATTTGCTATCTGCGATGATGGAACTACTGCCTACTGGGTTACCAATGACACGGGCCCATCGGGTAAACTTGAGGTAAATAAAAAGGTTTTGACTGGTACTGAGGCTACCACGGCTACGGTTATGTTTACTATCAATGGTATTACCGTAACCAATGCGGTTATGGAATATGTCAAAGACCGTATTGTGATGGCTGCTAATAATAAGATTTATGAGTTTGCATCTAGCGCTAGCACTTCTCCTACCGCTGTATATACTCATGGCGATAATGATATAATTTTTACTAGCGTTACCGCTTCCGGTACTGCTATCTATGTGGCTGGATACTCAGGTGTTCAGTCTATGATATTTAAGTTTGTACTCAATACAAGCACTGGTGCAATGCCATCATTGACAAGCGCTATTACTGCTGCCGAGATGCCAACTGGTGAAGTAATCCATAAGATATCCTATTACTTAGGGTATATGCTGATTGGTACTAACAAAGGTGTTAGAGCCGCATTGGTAGATGGTAATGGTTCTATAACTTATGGCCCACTAATTGTTGAAACAAGCCAGCCTTGCTATGATTTTGCATTTCGCGACAAGTACGCTTGGTGTGCTACTGGAGTCGACGGAGAAGGCGGAGTAATCCGAATCAACCTAGGCAATGACTTGGGTAACTTACGCTTTGCTTATGCCAATGACTTATGGCTAGATAATGGTGTGACTGGATACTATACAACTGCTTGTGCTTTTGCCGGGGAGACAGATAGGCTTGTGTTTGCTACAACTGCAGTCAACCGTGGTACGATTACTAATAAAGAACTGACTAGCAATGTCGCTACACTTACAACATCATCGGCACATAACTTAGCGGTTGATGATAGTATCTGGGTAGAGGGCGTTGACTCTACATTCAATGGTCAATACTCAGTAACTGCCGCAACCACCACAACATTTAGTTATACTAAGGCTGCTACCAATGTGGCATCTACTGCAGTATCATCAGCCTACGCTTTGGTAAACGAAACTGGTACTATTAACATCGAATCCAATGGCGTTAAGATGACTGATGGTTATCTACAAACCGGATACATCAGATATAATACTTTAGAGCCCAAGAACTTTAAACGCTTGCTTGGTAGAGGTGACTTTACCTACGGCTCCATGACTCTAGAAACCGTAGATGCCGATGGCGTAGAATATGATTTGATTTCATATGACTCTGCCATTTCACCAGTTGAAGTTACAACTAACCAACCACCTACTTCGCAAGAGTATCTTGGATATAAGTTTATTCTATACAGAGATGGGACAACCAATACACAAGGCCCAATCTTCAAAGGTTATCAGGCTAAGGCTACTATCGCTACACCAAGACAGCGAACTATGAGATTCCCCGTCTACTGCTTTGACGTGGAGACAGACAAGTACAATGTGCTAGTTGGATACGAGGGCAGGGCATTTGAAAGACTAGCCCAACTTGAGACTATCGAACAAGATGGCGATGTTGTTACTTGGCAAGACTTAATCACCGGCGAATCTCGTCAGGTGGTCATAGAGCAGATTAACTTTAACCGCGCAACGCCACCAGATAGAGGATTCTCTGGCTACGGTGGCATAATTGAGATAACAATAAGGAC